AGATTATCTAGATTTGTACAAGAAATTTACTTATACAAACAGAGAATCTTATCGACTTGATTACATCGCTCAGGTGGAACTAGGTGAACAAAAGCTTGATCACTCTGAGTTTGAAAACTTCAAGGAATTCTATACCAGAGACTGGCAGAAATTCATTGACTACAACATCCGTGACGTAGAACTTGTAGACCGTCTAGATGACAAGATGAAGCTAATTGAATTAGCTATTACTATGGCATACGACGCCAAAGAGAACTTTGAGGATGTATATTCTCAGGTTAAGACTTGGGACAATATCATCTTCAATTATCTAAAGAAAACTCACGTTGTAGTTCCCCCAAAGATTAGCCAGAAGAAAGATTATGCATATGAAGGAGCTTATGTAAAGGATCCCATAATCGGTAAGCATGATTGGGTGGTGAGTTTTGACTTGAACTCACTATATCCACACTGGATCATGCAGTACAATATTTCTCCTGAAACATTATTGACTGAACGATTCCCTGGTATAACAGTAGATAAAATCCTACAGAAATCAGTAGATACAAGTTCACTAGAGTGTGCATCGGTCTGTGCAAATGGTGCAATGTATGATACCCATGAGATGGGGTTTCTTCCAAAGCTTATGCAGAAGATGTATGATGACCGAGTTATCTTCAAGAAAAAGATGCTTGAATCTAAAAAGCTTTATGAAGAAACTAAAGATAAGAAGCATCTGAAAGATATCGCACGATATGAAAACAATCAGATGGCACGTAAGATTGCACTAAACTCTGCTTATGGTGCGATTGGAAATGAATACTTCAGGTATTTTCTAATTACTAATGCAGAAGCAATCACCCTATCTGGTCAAGTTTCAATCCGCTGGATTGAGAACAAAATGAATGCATATCTAAATAAACTGTTGAAAACAGATGGGGAGGATTATGTTATTGCTTCTGATACCGATTCCATTTATCTTAATCTGGGTCCTTTGGTTCAAACTATATACAAGGGAAGAGAGGAAGCTCCTGAGAAAATTGTCGGGTTCCTTGATAAGATCTGTAAAGTGGAACTTGAACCTTATATTGAAAGTTGCTACCAAGAACTGGCAACGTATGTGAATGCGTATGACCAGAAGATGAAGATGAAACGAGAGAACATTGCAGACAAAGGAATTTGGACTGCGAAGAAACGTTACATGCTCAACGTCTGGGATTCAGAAGGTGTACGATATGAAAGTCCCAAGATGAAAATCATGGGATTGGAAACTGCCAGATCATCTACACCATCATATTTTAGGGACAAGTTGTTCAAAGCATTTCAAATTATTCTAACCAAAGATAATGATACATTGATCAATTTCATTAATCAGGTTAAAACTGATACGAGGAAACAAGATGTTGTAGACATTTCATTTCCAAGAAGCCTGAACAATCTTCATAAGTATAAGGGATCTTCTACTTTATATGCAGAGAAAACTCCAATCCAAGTACGGGGTGCTATTCTGTACAACCATCTGGTAAAAACTAAAAAACTGAATAACAAATATCCATATATCCAGGAAGGGGAAAAGGTTAAGTTTGTATACTTGAAAGTTCCTAACCCCATTCAAGAAAATGTAATTTCATATTTTCAAACACTTCCATCAGAGTTTAACCTAGAAAAGTATATTGATTACAATATGCAATTCTCCAAGAGCTTCCTTGAACCACTAAACTCTGTGTTAAATTCGATCGGATGGGTATCCGAAAGACGTGGTACACTAGAAGCATTCCTATAAAATTAATGAGGTAATTATGAGTTTCTTAAATAGTGTAATTAAAGAACTGGACAATGAGTATGCAGGAATCGTCGAAGATGGAGTCGCCGCAGGAGATTGCGGTGGCTTTGTTGACACTGGGAGCTATATCTTTAATGCTCTCCTTAGTGGTAGTATTTTTGGGGGGCTACCTAACAACAAGATTACAGCTCTCGCTGGTGAGTCATCTACTGGAAAAACTTTCTTTGCTCTGTCAATCGTTAAATACTTCCTTCAACAAAATCCTAATGGAGAAGTAATTTACTTTGAAACTGAGTCTGCTATCACAAAAGATATGATGACTAGTCGTGGCATTGATGCCAAGCGAGTTGGTCTAGTCCCAGTATCTACTGTGCAGGAGTTTCGTACTCAGTCAATCAAAGTAGTTGATGAGTACATGAAACTTAAGAAGGATGAGCGCCCACCCCTCATGTTTGTGCTAGACTCTCTTGGAATGCTTGCCACCACCAAGGAGATTGAGGACGCCTCTGCGGGCAAGGAGACCCGTGATATGACCCGTTCGCAGGTCATCAAGTCTGTGTTCCGTATCCTGTCTCTGAAGCTTGGCACAGCGGGCATTCCGATGATCGTGACCAACCACACCTATGATGTGATTGGATCATACATGCCAACCAAAGAAATGGGTGGTGGATCTGGTCTTAAATATGCTGCTTCAACCATCGTTTACCTTTCTAAATCAAAGGAGAAAGATGGAACTGAAGTAGTAGGAAACATCATCAAATGTAAAGCATTCAAGTCTAGGTTCACAAAGGAAAATTCACTAATCGAAACGAGGTTGTTCTATGATGAGCGTGGACTTGACAAATACTATGGATTACTGGAACTGGGTGAGAAGTACGGAATCTTCATTAAGTCTGGGGGTCGTTATGAAATTAATGGGGGCAAGTTTTATGCTAAGGCTATTCTTTCAGAGCCTGAGAAATTCTTCACTCCCGAAGTGATGGAAGCACTTGACGAATGTGCCAAGAAGGAGTATAGTTATGGTACAGTGGACACCCTTGATGGAGATGATGCTTGATGGATCGAATTGAATCTAAAATTCTTTCAAATTTAATTTATGATGAAACATACACACGAAAAGTAATTCCCTTCATTAAAGAAACATATTTTGAACTCCTTCCAGAAAAAGTTGTATTCCAGGAGATTCAGAAGTATGTTATGAAATATGATGATATTCCATCTCAGTCAGTATTGAAGATTGAGATTGAGAATAGAAAAGATATTTCGGATGATGCTTTTCAAACTTCAGTCAATTTAGTAAATGATTTGAAGGAAGAAAAATTCGATGATCAATGGCTATTAGATACCACTGAAAAGTGGTGTAAGGACAGAGCCATTTATTTGGCTCTACTAGACTCAGTTAAAATTGCAGACGGAAAGGACAAGACTAGAAGCAAGGATTCAATCCCTTCTATCCTTTCCGATGCACTTGCAGTTTCATTTGATGACCACATTGGTCACGACTACATTTCAGATTCACAATCCCGATATGATTTCTATCACAAAAAAGAAGACAAAATTCCATTCGACCTTGAGCTATTCAACAAAATTACAAAAGGTGGCCTCCCTAACAAGACTCTCAATGTCGCTCTTGCTGGTACGGGTGTCGGCAAAAGTTTATTCATGTGCCACATGGCTAGCTCCATCCTCTTGCAGGGGCGCAATGTTCTCTACATTACACTTGAAATGGCAGAGGAAAGGATTGCTGAACGAATTGATGCGAATCTCTTGAATGTAAATATTCAAGACATCACCAATCTACCTAAAGCTACATATGAATCTAAACTAGCAAAGATATCAGAAAAGACTAGAGGTAAATTAATCATCAAGGAATATCCTACTGCTTCCGCACATGTGGGACATTTCAAAGCATTGCTAACTGATCTAGCTTTAAAGAAAGGATTCAAGCCAGATATGATTTTCATTGACTATCTAAATATCTGTGCTTCTTCACGATACAAAGGAACTATTGTAAACTCCTACACTTACGTCAAAGCTATTGCTGAGGAGTTACGTGGACTTGCGGTAGAATGCAATGTTCCGATTGTATCTGCCACTCAAACTACTCGATCAGGTTATGGTAACTCTGACGTTGAGCTTACTGATACATCTGAATCATTTGGTCTTCCCGCTACTGCTGATTTTATGTTTGCTCTTATCAGCACCGAAGAGCTTGAGAATCTAAATCAGATCATGGTCAAGCAGTTGAAGAATCGTTACAATGACCCCACTGCCTTCAAGAGATTCGTGGTGGGTATTGACAGGGCGAAGATGAAGCTGTATAATGTGGAGGACAGTGCTCAGCGAACCCTGATCCAAAGTGGTCAGCCAACTGAAGATGAGTACGAATCTAAATTTACTAAATCACAACGATCATTTGAAGGTTTTAAAGTATGACAAAAAAACTAATTAGTCTCGACGCATACCAAAATTTTGTTGGCGATACTACTAGTATTGCATCTAGCAATCCAGAAGAATTTGTTAATCGGGTAACTGAACTGGAACGCAAGGTGCCTGAAGACCACGTAAATGGTGTTGGCGTTGACTTGAACCGACTTCTCACTGCTGCAATTGGTCTTACTGCTGAAGGTGGTGAGTTTGCAGAAATTGCAAAGAAGATTGCATTCCAAGGTAAGCCATATAACGAACAATCTCGTACACATATGATTAAAGAGATGGGAGACGTGATGTGGTATATTGCTCAAGGTTGTATTGCTCTAGGTACTAATATTGAAGAAGTCTTAGAAACTAATGTAGAAAAACTAACTGCTCGTTATCCTGAAGGAGCATTCCGAGTATTCCATTCCGAAAACCGTAAAGAAGGAGACATCTGATGAACAATAATGATTGCCTAAAAGATGTATTTGGCAAGAACTCTACAATGATTTTGTCTGATGTAGAAAAACTACGATCTATTGGGCAGTCATTTAACTTCACAGTTTCTCAGCATAAGATGTTCATGATTGCTCTTAGAAACGCAGAGAATTCAATCAAGAAAAACTCTGCGTTTCTAAATTTTATTTTCAAGAATCAGACGTTTTATTTGTTTGTAATATTCAAATCATTTATACAAACGCCAGGAAATTTAGATACATTTGAAGAGTATTATTCCAAAGCTACTCGCAATAATAAAAATGCAAAGTATGGATTGGACTTCTTCAAATTG